TCCAGTTTTACACTTCTGCGAAATTACGAACTCGGGGTTTCCCCTTAGTTTTACGCAGTTTGGAGATTGGACTATGACCAAAGGTCGCCCCCCGAAGCCAACTGAATTGAAGCGAGTGACTGGCAACCCTGGTCAACGCAAGTTGCCTGAGCTTCATGCTGTGACTGCGTTGCCTATGGCTGAGAACATTCCTGCACCGCCACCGGATTTGGGTGTTGATGGTCGTCAGGTGTGGGATTCGTGCTGGTCGATGGCAATCACTTGGTTGTCGCCTGATTCTGACCAGCAAGCAATTTTGAATGTGTGTCGTTTGGCTGATGATTTGGCTGTTGCTCGTCGTCGTTATCATGCGACTTCTGAGGCTGTGGATGCTCGTGCTTTGGCTTCGTTGAATAAGAGTTTCACGGATGGTTTGACGAGTTTAGGGTTTGACCCTGTTTCTCGCTCGAGGCTTGGTGTTGCTGAGGTGAAGCGTGTGTCGGCTTTGGATCAACTTATTGCGAAGCGACAGCAGGAGAGTTGATGGCTACTCAGGGGAAAAGTAAGAGTGAGCCGAAGTGGTTGACGAAAGTTCCACTAGCTGATTTGAAGCGTTCTCGTGGTCATCATGTGATTGATTTTGCTGAGGCGTTGTGCAAGATTACAAAGGATTCGATTGCTGGTAATTCTGGCGAGTCGTTGGTGTTTCGTGACTGGCAGAAGGATTTGACTCAGCGTTTGTTTGCTGTGAAGTCTGATAAGTCGTTACGTCATCGGACTGCGTTGATTGGGTTGCCTCGTAAGAATGGCAAGTCGGCTTGGCTTGCGACGTTGGTTTTGGAGCATCTTGTGTTCGGGCCTAGTGGTGGTGAGATTTATTCTTGCGCCGCTGACCGGCAGCAGGCGAAAATCATTTTCGATACTGTGAAGGAAATGATTCGGCTTCAGCCTGAGTTGTCTGAGTTTTTGCAAGTGTTTCGGGATACGGTTTTCAATCCGAAGAATGGCACTGCCTATCGTGCGTTGTCGGCTGAGGCGTTCACGAAGGAAGGTTTGTCGCCGACGTTTGTGGCGTTTGACGAGGTTCATGCTCAGCCGAATCGTGAGTTGTGGGATGTTATGCAGCTCGGTGTCGGTGCTCGTAAGGAAAGCCTCATCGTGGGAATTACCACTGCCGGTGTGAAGGTTGATTCCAGTGGCAAGGATTCTTTGTGTTTCGGGCTTTACGAATACGGCAAGAAGGTTGCTTCTGGCGAGGTTGATGACCCGACGTTTTTCATGTCGTGGTGGGAAGCTCCTGATGATGCGGATCATCGTGACCTTGAAACGTGGAAGGCTGCGAATCCTGGCTTTGATGACATTGTGTCGAAGGCTGATTTTGAGTCGGTTATCAATCGAACGCCTGAGTCTGAGTTTCGAACGAAGCGTTGCAATCAGTGGGTGACGACTTCGGATACTTGGTTGCCTGTTGGTTCGTGGGAGTCCGTCACTGATTCTGACCGAGTTGTTGAGCCTGGTGCTGATGTTGTGTTGGCGTTTGATGGTTCGTTCAATGGTGACTGCACTGCGATTGTTGGTGTGACGACTGAGGAGAATCCTCACGTTTTCGTGGTGGATTGTTGGGAGAAGCCTGACGGTTCGGATGCTGATTGGCAAGTTCCTGTTGCTGATGTTGAGGCTTCAATTCGTGAGGCTTGTCGGCTGTTTCAGGTTCGTGAGATTGCGTGTGACCCTTATCGTTGGGCTCGGACTTTTCAAGTTCTTGAGGATGAGGGTTTGCCGGTTGTGTTGTTTCCTCAATCAGCTGCTCGGATGACTCCTGCGACGACAAGATTTTTCGAGGCTGTGATGAATAGGTCGCTTTCGCACGATGGCGACCAGCGTTTGGCTCGTCATGTGGGTAATGCGACTTTGAAGGCTGATGCTCGTGGGACTCGGTTGGCGAAGGAGTCTAGGTATAGTAATCGCAAGATTGACTTGGCGGTTGCTTCGGTTATGGGTGTGGAACGTGCTGCGTTTTATGCGTTGCAAGGTAATGGGCTTCCAATGATTTTTGATCCTTGGAGTTTGGAGTCAGGGGATTCGGATGCGTAAGTTTTTGAAGGTTTCAGTTGTGACGGCTGTTGCCGAAATTGTGGGGGCTTTATCAATCACCGTTGGTGTCGGTCAGCTTTTGGGTTTGTCGGCAGCACTTATTTTGGGCGGAGTCTTTGCGATGGTCTTTGCATTTTTGGCGGATAGGGCATGAGTATTCTTCGACGTGGTGTTGGCGATGTTGTTGGTCGTTATCCGCAGTTCAATAACTATGTTGCTCCTCTGAGCCAGTTGTATGGTCAAACGACTATCACTTCCAGTGCTGGTGAGCGAATTGATGAGTGGACTGCTCTGGGCGTTTCGTCGGTGTTGTCGGCTGTGTCGTTGTTGTCTGATTCGGTTGCTTCGCTTCCGCTTCGTGCTTATCAAATCACGAAGGATGGGCAACGCAAGTCTGTGCCTGTTCCTCAGTTGTTGGCTGACCCTGACCCTTTGTCGGGCACGAATAGTTTCGAGTTCATTCACACTGTGATGGCTTCTTTGGTGTTGCATGGTAACGCCTATATTCACATTGATCGTGACCGTTTCGGTCAGGCGATTGGTCTTGTTCCTTTGCATCCGTACCAGATGCAGGTCCTTCCGACTGGTGACCAGATTTCTCGACGCTACCTGCATTTAGGTAACGACATTGACCAGGAGAACTTGCTCCACATCCGTACGTTCACACCACCACAGTCGTTGGTTGGTGTGTCGCCTTTAATTCAGTCTCGTAACCTTGTGGGCTTGTCGCTCGCTATGGACCGTCATTTGTCCCAGTTTTATGCTGAGGGTGGCACTCCGTCGGGTGTGTTGGAAACTTCTCAAAAGTTGACACTTGAGCAGGCTCGCACGATTCAGGGAACGTGGGAAGCAACGCATCGTCGTCATCGCCGACCAGCTGTGTTGTCGGATGGTTTGAACTTTAAGCCGATTACAACTTCGGCTGCTGATGCTCAAATGATTCAATCTCGTGAACAACTGATTCGTGACATTGCTCGGGTGTACCGCATTCCGTCGCATCTCATTGGTGCAACTGGTGACAATCAGACATATCAGAACGTCGAACAGGCTTCATTGAACTTCCTCATCTTCACAATCACTCCTTGGCTTCGTCGCCTTGAAATTGCGTTGTCGAAGATTCTTAATCCTGACATGGATGTTGTTTTTGACTTCTCGTCGTTGTTGCGTTCGGATTCGATGACTCGTGCGAAGGTGAATCAGTTATCGGTTCAGATTGGTGCAATGTCACCGAATGAGGCTCGTCAAACTTTCGGTCTTGAACCGTATGAGGGTGGCGACGTGTTCAATCAGTCGTTGATGGGTAATGCGACTGCTGGTGGACAGTTGCCGTCGTTGGGTGAGGATGCTGATCCTTCTGCTCCGGTGATGGGAGTTTTGGACTAATGGCTGAAACTTTCCGACCACCACAAGGGGTGCGTGATGAGGCTGCTCGTGCTTTGAAGTGGATTGCTGATGGCAAGGCTGGTTCGGGGTTCACTGACACTGGTCGTATTCGTGCTTCTCAGCTTGCGAGTGGGGATTCTGTTTCGGCTGACACTGTTTTGAGAATGTTTGCGTTTCTTTCTCGCCATGAGGTTGATAAACAGGGCAAGGGTTTCAATGTTGGGGATGAAGGTTATCCAAGTGCTGGTCGGGTTGCTTGGGCTGCTTGGGGTGGCGATGCAGGGTTTTCTTGGTCGTCAAAAATTAGAGAACAACTGTCTGCTCGTGCAGCGTTATTGGAAGGCGTAAGCATGGAATCTCGTGATGCAATGGAATCTGAAACAACATCGGATTTGCCTGAAGAAGTGAGTGAACTTCTTGGTGATGTGTTTGCGTTGTATGTTTTGGCTCATGGTGCTCATTGGAATGTTAAGGGTGCGAACTTTAGTGAGTATCACAAATTGTTCCAGAAGATTTATGAAGATGTGTTTGGCAGTGTTGATGACTTTGCTGAGGTTCTTCGCAAACTTGGTGTGACTGCTCCGTTCTCGCTTGCCGATTTCGTGCCACTAGCTGATGTGGCGTTGTTGACTGCTGACAAGAATCAAGACCCTGCATTGTTGGCTTCGGCATTGTTGAAAGCGAATGACATTGTGTTGGATCAACTCGGTGACGTGTTTGATTGTGCAACGAATTATGCCCAGCAGGGTGTCGCTAATTTGGTTGCTGGCCGTATTGACCAGCATCAAAAGTGGAAGTGGCAGTTGTCCGCTTCTATCGGTCAGGAAGTTGTGAATCCTGTTGTTGACCCAGTGGATGCCCAGGGTAATGACGTGGATGATGTGATGCCTGAGCCAATGGCTCACATCATGCTTGATGGTATGCGTAAGGCTTCTGGCGGTATGCAGTTGCCGATTGGTGAGCGTGACTCTGAGTGGGATGCTAAAGCTGCTGAGGCTCGTGTTCGTGCCTATGCCACGTCTGGCGATTCCATGAATTGGGAAAAGTATGGCGAAGCGTTCTTCTACGTTGACGAGTCTGCACCGGACAAATTGGGTTCTTACAAATTGCAGTTCGCTGATGTTATTGGTCAGACTTTGACTGCGATGCCTCGTGGCATTTTCGCTGTCGCTGGTGTGTTGGCTGGTTCTCGTGGCGGTGTCGATATTCCTGCCGATGAACAAGATGCCATCAAAGCAAAGGTGTCGGAATACTACGACAAGATGGCGAACAAGTTTGATGACAAGACAATGACTGCACCGTTTGAAGGTCGTGCCGCTGCTGCTCGTATCGGTGAGGGTTCGTTCGTGTCGTGGGATTCTTCTGGTGGTCGTGCTCGTGGCAAGGTTGAGAAAGTTGTCACTAAAGGCCCAGCGACTTCAACTGACGGTTTCCAACTTGAGGCGACTCCTGATTATCCAGTGTTCATGATTCGTATTTATGAAGCGAAGGGCAATGGTTGGATTCCTACGGATAGAACTGTTGTGCATCGCAATGACCTTTTGACCATTATCACTGCTCTGCCTTCCCCACGTTCTGAGGAGATTGTTTTGGAAGAACGCAAGTCACGAATGATGTCCGCTGAACGTGTTACGATGGATTGCGAAGTTCGTGCGTTGAGCACTGATTCTGGCAATCTTCGCATCGGCGGATATGCTGCCCAATTCAACAAAGAAGCCACTGGCTTATCGTTTCGGGAAATGATTGCCCCCGGTGCTTTCACTCGCACACTTCAATCAGGTGAACCAGTATTCCTGCTCGTGAACCATGACACTGATGCGTTGCCTTTAGCTTCAACTGCTTCAGGCACAATGGCCCTGCGTGAAGATGACACAGGCTTGTGGATGGAAGCGGACCTTGATCCTTCGAATCCTCGTGCCCAGGAATTGGCTTCGGCTGTTTCTCGTGGCGATGTGTCGAAGATGTCGTTTGCTTTCACTGTCGCTCCTGATGGTGACACTCGTGAGTCCGGACTTCGCACATTGCAGGATTTGAACCTGTTTGAAGTTTCTGTCGTCACCTGGCCCGCTTATGACGCAACGACTGTCGGAATGCGTACTGCGGAAGATGCTGAGGCTGAGGCTTTGGAACTTCGCAAACGGATGCTTGATTTAAAGCAAAAGTTTTCAAACTCTAAGAATCGCTAACCCCTAATTTTCCCCCGACGTTTATGCCTCGGCGGATTGCAAGAACAAGACAATATCCAACAATTCTCTTTGAAGGAGAAACGCTATGTCATTAGTTGACAAATTGAAAGAAGCTCGTTCAGCTGCTGCTGCCGATGCTGAGGCGTTGCTTGCTGGCGAGGCATCTGTGGAAACATTAGATGCAGTCGAAGCACGTCAGGCAGAAATTGCCGACCTAGATAGCAAGATTGAAAGTGCTGAAGCACTTGAAGTTCGCACAGCTGCTATTGCTGAAGCTCGTGCAACTGAAGGCGTGAAGGCTTTCGGTTCTGCTGTTGTTACTCGTGAAGCAATGACCTATGACAAGGGTGGAGATAACTCTTTCGCTCGTGACATGATCGCTGCAACACTTCGTAACGATTCAACTGCGTGGGAACGTCTACATCGTCACCAAGCTGAAGTTGCTGTTGAAATGCGTGACATTTCTCGCACCGACGGTTCTGGTGGAGATTTCGTACCACCAATCTACTTGATCAACGAATATGCTGAGTTCGCTCGTGCGGCTCGTGTTACTGCAAACCTTGCAACTAACATGGCTCTACCTGCTGGCACTGACAGCATCAACATTCCACAGATCACAACTGGTACTCGTACCGGTTTCCAACAGGCTGACAACTCAAGCACATACTCTCCAACAAGTCCTCGTGACCTTGTTTCAGCGACTGTGTCTGCACCTGTCCGCACTGTGAGTGGTTTCCAGAATGTGTCAATCCAACTTGTTGAACAGTCACCAATCGCTGGTGGTCTTGACAAACTTGTGTTCGGCGACCTAATGGCTGACTACGCATTGCAGTTGAACACTGTTGTTGCTGGAGCTTCTGCTGGTACATCAAACGACCTAAAGGGATTCACTTACCTTGGCACT